TTCAACACATTCAACAGCCATTCCGTCTGATTTCACAGTCATAGAACTCCATGGAAACATACACGGTTCAAGCCAATGGATAGACTTGGTGTTCTTTTCTTTGTTTTCATACCATACCTGGTCTTGCGACTTCAGGTAGATATAAACGTCCATGTCACGGAACGCCTCCACCAGCCTGCCGTATTCTTCTTCCTGGCTTTCACGCCCCAGGTTCAGCATGGTGATAACGATCTTCACTGGGTAGTTGTGCTGCTGCTTCATGTCCAGCAGGCGGACGATGTTGCGGTAACTCTCCCAGAAGTTACTCGCCTCGCCGCGGATCGCTTTGTGCTTTGCATCGTCCACCGCTTCGATGGAATACTTGATGTACGACAGACCGTTCTCGAACGTGTTGAGCGTCCTGCCAATGTTGATGTTCGCCGGGTTGCATGAGAAATAGGACGGGATGTTCTTCTTGGTCAGGTAGCCAACTATGTCCGCCATGTGCGGATCGAGCAGTGGATCTCCGTACCCATGCAGGACGATCACCTTCGGGATGACGTACAGGAAGAAGTTGTTCTCGCTCATGTCGTTCTGCCACACCCCGTACTTGTCCGCCGCGAAGTGTTCCCACTCTTTCCACTCGTCGTCTGTCCACGGCTTCAACTGGTCAATGATCCGCTTCGCCAGTGGCAGGCTCATCGTCTTGACTGGGCGCGTCATCATCGTCGTGCGTGGACACATCTTGCAGCGCATGTTGCAGTTATTGGTCGTTTCCAGGTTATAGATGACCGGAACCTTTGAACGGTGATGGTTGAACTCGCGCTCGATGTACTCCCGCGTAGCAATCGGGTCGCCGTCCATCAACTGCCGCTTGTGAGGCCATATCGCTTGATACCATTTGATGTCGATCATCTGAACTTGCTCCTTAACCAGAATCAGCAGGTTTGTACCCATTTGTATAGATACCACCTGCGGGTGTACGGCTTAAACGGTGCGTTCAACTGTCAATACCAACCTTTCTACTTCAACCCTGAATCGTGCATCAACTTCTCGAACCAGCGCTGGAACACGGACGTTATCGCCGCCCGCTTCTCTTCCGCCACATCCCACAACTTGCGCCAACCGATCCTGCCCATCGCCTCGGCTTGTGTCTCGCGCCCATGGACATATCCTGAATAACTGGCAGCGTTATCTACTTGAATTCCGTAAGGAACACCTTTAGTAACCCATTTATTCTTTAGCACTTCCGAGTTGTTCAGGTTGCGCGAGTAACTAACCTGTGTCCCCTGCCCTCGAATATAGTAAGGTGCAGGTGGATGGTTGGCTTCTGTTTCTGGTGGATAGGTCTGTAGACCTTCAGTGGGCAGGATCTCGTTTTTTACCGCTTCCGCGCCTGCTGCCTGCATGTACGTATCCAGCATCTGGGATACCTTCTGCAATGCCAGTTGTAGTTCTTCCGCACCTTGCAACTCGATCTTGAAACTATCTCCCATCATCCCTCGATGTCCGTGCTGTAATCCATAAAACATCTACAATTCACGTGGGCTGGAGGATTTTCAATTTCCTCTCCATCCACCGTTGTCCATGACTCGTCGTAGTTGATCGGCTCCTGGTCTGCCAGCGGACCGCATACATCGCACACCCGGTCATCCTGGTTCGTGTACCAGCGCTTGATGACCCGCACGCCCGGGAACTGTTCAGCCAGCGCACCTGCCGCCAGCTGGTTCCCTTCTGCATACGCACGGGTAATCTCGGTCACCGCCACGCGGCGCGCCCGCTCTGAATTGAACGGGAGCAGGTCCATCACGTCCCCGATGGTGTATCCTGGCGTGCTAACGAATGTCGATATCGCATTACGCATCGCTTCCAACGTTGTCTGGTCAATTCCGCGAATAAGATCGTAGACGTATGTCGCCGCCCATTTCGCCGCCTCGGTGTTCGTCAGGGCAAACTCACCACCCAGGTCAACGTCCATATTGAACAGCTTCACCCCGCCGCGTGCCGCTTTTGACAGTAGGATGGCAATGCGGGTCGCATCGTCTCCGTCCTCCGGGTTATCATCCAGCCACGACTGCAGTTCTTCGTCCGTGTGGTTGATATCCTTTCGATACGGGTGATACATCTCCAGGTACTGGCGGACGCGTGCCTTCTGCCTGTTGAAGCGCCGCTTGATCACCGCGGCGACACGGTCTTCCGCCTTTTCCTTCTCCAATCTACCCGGCTCCAGCCTGTCCCTGCGCGGGATGCCCAGCGCCTTGCACGCAGAATCCAACAGCGGCTTCGGTATTTCCACACCGGAGCGCAGCGCATATTCCAACGCACGGGCGAGGGCAGGATAGGTCATTTTTTCTCGATGTAATACCAGTTATCTAACGGCACCCATCTTGCGGTGTCTATTTGAACTTGACACCCGCCCCAGAATGACCAACGAGAATCAAGTCCAATGTTTTGAGTTCGTGCAGTGCATTGTGGTCTGTCCATTGCATACCTTAACCCAACTGTCGCACCAACCATAAAAGCAAGCAACACTAAAACAACCGCGACAGCAATCAACCATTCAGGTACATCGTCTGAACTGTGCATCTCTCAACCTTTCTACTTGTCTATCGCCCTTACTTCCCAGCCGATAGCTTCAACGAGTTTTGTCAACTCGTCGGTGCCGCCGATATCGAACGCCTTCAACACATCCAACTCGTTCGCGGCGGTCTTCAACTTGCCCCGGATATTCTCTGCCATCCACTCCGGTAGCGTCTTGGACTGGAATGCGCGTATCTTTCCCTTACGGATGTCGCGCTGTGCAATCTCGCACCACAGGTGCAGCTCGTTGATCTGCGAGGCATCCAGTGCGACTGACTTACCTCCAAACCCGGTCTGGCTGTACCCTTCGGTTGGAGCAGGCAGCGGGGTCTGGTTTGGAGGAAGTCCAGGGTCGTTACTTGGCGCCACCGGCTTGTCCACCATAGCGCGGTTGAAGTCCTCGTCCAGCGCGTCGTACTCCAACTTCACACCGTCCACTTCCGGCATGTCAATCCCCAGCCAGTTCGCCACTATGGACGGGCGGATGCGGGCGGACACATACAATCGGAACGCATTGGCTCGCTTGGTCTCATCCTCCTGGAACGCATCCAGTGTCTCCGGCTTGAATACCATGTGCAGACCGAACCGGTTCAACAGTTGCTCGTTGAACGTGTCAGCGATGCACTGGTAGATGCTGACGAACTCGGAGGTCGAGTACCATATCTTCACGATCGGGTTCACTTCGGAAGCAAATGACATATCGGACATGAACAGCGCCGCCGGGATGCCATGTGCCGCACCGATGTTCTCGATCTGCTGCTTGGTCAGGTCGCGGTACACCGTGCGCATCGCCTCGAACCCTGCCCCTACCTGCTTGACATCAATCGCCTCGGCGTTCACTATCTTGCTTACTGTATTGGACCAGCCTCGTAAGAACGAGTTCCACCACGATTCGGCCCTCTGCCTTTCGTTGTCCTTCGGCATTCCTTTCGCTGCCAGGATGGTCGGGGGGACGAACCCGCGTTCTGCGTACGTCTTCAGCGTCTGGTCCATATCCGCCAGTAGTTCGGAGGAAGTCAGCGCCGTGGACATCGGGTGCGTCTTGGCCGGCCCTATCTCGATATCACTGTCCGGGAGCCAGAAGTACATCATCTCGCCGGATGGACCTGACTTGCGCCGTTCGTCCGTCTCGTCCAACCCGGCAGGATAGTACCTGCCCGCCGCACCCCAGTCCGATGTGCGCGACAGGGAGATAAGTCCTTGCGTGCTGATCAACGGGACGCAGGTATGCGGAGCGCAGTAATGCAGGTCGGCGATCCCGCCAGATGTGGTGGTAGGGATAATGTACGCCTTCCCCCCACACAGCGAGGACGCCAGGTTCCAGATCAGCTTGGACGGCGCGGGAATGCCGCCGAGATTGTTCTGCCAGTCCAGCGATGAGTCGTAGATGTCACCGTTCTCTTTCAGGATATCGAACGGTAGAGATGCCACCGCGTTGGCTGTCATGTTGTTCGCCTTCGCCAGCCACGGGACGACCCGCTTCAACAGCATCGGCTTGGCTGTACCACCTGCCCCCGTGGAGGTCGCCATCAGGAAGTTGTCTATCCCGCCCCACGCCTCGAAGTTGATACCCTTCAGCCCGTTTCCCAGGTCTGTGATCCGCATTGATTCCATAGTCGCTCCTATTGTCCCTGCTCCCTTCTTTGGCTCAACTTATTAGCCAATATGGTGAATACGTGATCCACCAGTTATCGCATACGATGGTGTATGTTACGCACCATTTATTTATGATATTAACCATCCAGATCCTTTGTAATTTGCCAACAATATGGACTCTCCTTTATCTGGAGAACGTCCTAGTCTTTTTTTTATTTCTTCTTTTTCTTCAACCAATACTCCGGAAGTGGTAAGTTTGTATCTTGCGCTGCACAAGTCAGCAACAATTTCATTTCCAGGAGGAAGTGCCAAATCCTGTCCACCATTTGGGTCCAAGTCATCTCGCATCGACCAGTAATATTCAGCGCGTGCATTACGCATCTTTAGCTTTCCGCTTTTGTCTCTATACTCTGATGCACCCGCAAAGTTCAATGGAACTACGTTGTCATAGATTGAGTTCAAAGAGTCGTATGTCGATGAACCCACTCCGCCGATATCAACATTTACGCAACCTGGTTTTATATCTCCCAGTGATTGACGGATTAATTCCGCTCCAGTTGGTCCGTCTGTCACAATGGCGCCCGGCCAGAACACTAACTCATCAAACCAGTTATCATATCTGCGCGACATGCTCATATTGTCTCTGCCGCCACGGGCCGGATCTATTCCAACCGCGCTCATAGGTGTTTCAGGTCTTGCTCTTTCTACCCATCGCCTCTGTGCAGCTCGCACCCATTCTGTTGGTATGATCTGCCATGGGTCTGCTGAAGTAGAAGCATGAAAATCGCCCTTGAGCATCTGCGACCGTAGAGGCTCTGGTAGCGCCTGAAGCATTGACCGATATCGATCATCTCTTGATAAATAAACGTTGTCCTCTAACAGGGCCGGTATAAAAGTTCTTGATCTAGGGTAAATTTCTTCTGTTCCAATAATGATTGGATCTCCAGACAAAAACTCTTTTTCTTCTCCATCCACCATTGCATACCAGCGCAGTTCACCTGGTTTTGCAGGATTGGGATGTTTATCGTCCAACCATGCGGAAAATCGTTGAATGATCCATGTTCCCGCATCATCTGTTGGAGGATTTCCTGTTACAACCACACGCACCCTTTGCCCTTCGTCTGTCGTTCGCGTCCATCCACAAATAAATTCATATTGAGATTTTGTAAATTCTGTTATTTCGTCAAACAATTTGGCATCATTTGGATGACCCTGCCAATTCTTTTTATCGTCCTCGTATTGGACCGCTCCAAACTCAACAGTCCTTCCATCCTTAAATGTCCACGTCTTATCTGTTTTGTTTTCTGTTGCTTCTTCGCCAATAATTTCCCTTGCTCGTAAAGTAATTGGGCGCAGGTTTGGATAAACACGGCGAAATATTGCTGCATGTGAATGCAACTCTGTCGCCAGACCTAACAACAAGTCTGTCTTTCCTCCGCCCGCTGCGCCACCATAAAACAATTCATCAGCTCTCGACAACAGGGCTAACCACTGCGGTTTGCTTTGTGGTATCCACCGAGCTGTTCTGTTTTGAACTCTGTGCAGATATCGCTTCTCGGACGGCATCAGCGAGTGAAGAAATGGACCTATCAAATCGTTCTGCATCATCCGCCTTTGTAATCTTCTCTCCAGCAGTTGTGATATCCACAGCCTGCCCGAAATCGTTCTTGAACCGTCTTTCCAGTATCCAGGCAGCCGCACGCCAGTCTTCTTTGCTCTTATTGGCTATCTTTGCCAGTAAATCGAGCTGTGCATCTGCATTTGCCCGCCTGATTGCCTCCGAAAACTTCACAAATCTTGGGCGCAGGTCTTTATGCCAGTCATTGAAAGTGGAATAAGCGACGCCTGCCGCTTCTGACGCAGCCTGATAGGTTGCGCCATGCCGGATCGCTTCGCATATCTTTTCCTGCACATCAGGAGTTAATTTGGTTGGTCTCGCCATTCTTTCTCTTTATCT